ACGAACCGATGCCGAAGGATGACGAAGACGGCGGCAGCATCGCCCAAAACGCAGGCCTTATCTGCCTGGCCGTCCTCAATAGTGAAATTAGGCAGATAACTGGCAGGGAGCCGGACTTGGTCAATAGGCAATAAACCAACCGCGCGGCACGGTTTGCCGCATCAACACAAGGAGCATTGATATGCAAATCGAAGACGGACAACTCATCAAAGACTTTCTGGAACAGAACTGGGCAGCCTGGCTGGCCTACTGTGAGGAAAACCGGCTCAGCGAAACCGATGCCGGGAATATCTGCGACCAACTGGGAGAATAACCATGTACGACAAGCGAACCGTCCACAAATCCGAACTGGTCAAACAGGCCGCCGCCTTGTCCGACATTCCTGCCGCCGCAGCGGCGAGGCTTATCGACGAGCTGCTGGACACCGTAAAAGCCCATTTGCGCAACGGCAGCAAGGTCAGCATTGCCGGTTTCGGTACGTTTGAAGCGCAGCACAAGCCCGCGCGGCAGGGGCGCAATCCGAAAACGGGCGAGACGATTGCCATCCCCGCCACCCGCGCGCCGAAGTTTAAACCGGCCAAAGGGCTGCGGGATTTGCTCAAGGGCTGATGATAACGGGCGGTGGTATGACTACCGCCCTTTTCAATGGGGCGACAAATGAAATACAAGACTAAGGCGCAGCGGAAACGGCGGATGTGCGGTGGCAAAGTCGGACATGACAGCAAAGAAGCCGCCGTTGTCGCTATCCGCAAAACTCGCGCCGAAAATCAAAAAAACGGTACTGTACGTGCCGTTGCACTGAAGGCCTATCTTTGCCACTGCGGCAAATGGCATATCGGGCATGGCAAACGGTTGGATTGGAAATATCTGGAAAAAATATTGTGAGCCGCGCGAAATCGAAGGCCGTCTGAAATGGGAAAACCTGTTTCAGACGGACTTTTTTTATTTTCCAATAATTGGTTAAATACTATATATGGTATTAAATTACTGTATAATTGCATTTATTTTACTAGATATGGTATTTAAGCCATGAAAAGCCGCAACGGACTGATCGCCAAAATCAAGATTGCACAAAAGGAGCTGGGTATGGCCGAAGAGGCCTACCGCGCCATGCTGCTGCGCATCACGGGTAAAAACTCGTGCGCGGTGATGGATATCGGCGAGCTGGAGCGT